TTGGTAAGCGATGGTTACGACTTGGCAGATGGGAACCCCTTTCTTATACAGGAAGAACCCGGCTACCCTTTTCCGCAGCTTTACCACAGTATCGCCCTTTTGCAAGGCCAGTATCCCCTTGGTGCGACTGGATTTGGCCGGTATAGGCCCCCATCCGGCATATAAAAGGGTCAGCAACAGGTTGAGCTTGGTTTCCTTCATACCTTTTAATCCTCGGCATAAACCTTCATGAAATCCTCAAGGGCCTGCCCGGGGGTCGTGCCTTCCCGCTTGCAGGCGGCCCGAAACCGGGCCAGGAGCTTGAACTGCTCCGAGAAGTAGTCGATCTTGAGCAGTTCCACGATCTCCAAGGGGTCCAGGCGATAGGCCAGGCAGAGCGCCCGAAAACCATGGAGTTGGGGCATGATCTCCCCATTCTCGTATTGGTAGATCACGCTCGGCGGTAGGCCGGTAAGCCGTTCAGCCTCAGCACCGCTCAATCCGGCTCGTTCCCGGAATTCCCACAATTTCTTGAGATGCAGCACCCAATCGACCGGGGGCCGTCTTCTGCGGGGACCGGCCATCTCAGTTGTCGCTTATGGGGATGAATTTGCAGTTGACCCCGAAGATGCAGATGAGCTTGTCCCCGGGTTTGAGACGGTTCTGCTCCACGAACTCCTTGGGCAGCGCCACATAGCAGGTTCCGTTCATCCCCATGATCTTTCTTGCCTTAAACGTCGGTTCCACATTGGGGACGCCTGGAGTAAGTTGCGTTGCTTCCGCCATTAATTCTACATTTTTTTTATTCAAGAGTTATTCCCCCTTTTTCTTGAATTGATGCCCCAATATCAAATAAAGCTGTAAATGTCAAGAAATTAATTACTTGACAAGCACTTTTTTATGACCGTATCGTTAATCATGGCTAAGAGTTCACTGGATTTTGACCTCACCCCTACTCAATGGGAATATGTCTCATCTGAGGCAGTGGTGAATGTCATTATCTCAAATACAGGGGAAGGAAAGACGTATGCCTCGATAGTAGCGATGATTTACCATGCAAAACGGTGCAAAAGGCCAATAACGTGCGCAATCGTGCGGGATACGCATGAGAACATTAAACTTTCTACCGCACGTTCTATTATAGAAATCCTCGGAGAACACGCAAGGTTCCGCAATGACTTCAAGCAACTTACGATCTACTGCAATCCCCGGGTCGAAGTTGATCTGTTTGGAATCGATGACCTCGGCTCCCTCTCCAAGCTCCAAGGTCCTGAGTATGCCCTGATCTGGCTGGAGGAACCCGCCCCGATGGCGGACAAGGTGAACGCCGGTCTCGCCGAGGAGGTATTTAATGCGGCTTTAGTTCGGGCCACCCGGCAGCGGGGGACCTCCGGGCGCTTACAGGTAAGTATGAACCCGGCAGACACCGAGCACTGGACCTATCGCCGGTTCATCGAGGACTCCGAGATCGACCCCGACAATCCCCTCATCACCAGGCGGGTCTTTCAAATCCCTTACGGGGAGAACGTCCACGCCAAAGAGGAATCCCGCCAGGCCGTCAAGGTCGCCTACAAAGACGATCCCGCCTCTTACATGCGCTACGTCCTGGGCGGGTTCGCCCCGGTCTATCGGGGTAAGAAGGTCACCCCCGGATATAACCCCACGATCCACCGTTCCCCTATTCCGCTGGCCCCCGCCCGGGGCCTGGTAGGGTTCCGGGCCTGGGACGGCTGGCATAACCCTACCTGCTTGCTGGGGCAGATCACTCACACAGGGCGGTTGATCTATCTGAATACCTTGCGCCTGGAGGGGGGCGATGTTCGGGCGCTCATCCAGGCCCAGGTGATCCCCATGATGAACAGCCCCAGGTGGCGGGACAGGTGCAAAGCCTGGCGGGACGTGGGGGACTTCTCTCTTAAAACCCCGGACCAGAGCAACGTCCAGGAGTCGGCGGCCCGGGTGATCGAGCGGGAACTCGGGGGTGTCTTCGAGGTGGGTCCTCATAAGTGGGACATCATGAAGATGGGCTTGAACCGGGTTTTCAACATGAACATCATGGGGATGCCCGCCGTTTACCTCTGCCAAACCAATACCCTGCTCCATAAGGCCCTCGATGGGGCCTGGCACTACAAGACCGACAACTCCGGGAACATCATCAGCGTCCTCCCGGAGAAGGACGAGATCAGCCATGTGGGGGACGGCTTCGCCAACAGCGTCAACGTGCTTCTGCCAGTCCACGAGCACAAGGAGAACCGGGAAGCCTACCGGAGACATAACGCCCGGAACAAGCGCCGAAACAGCACTTACGCCGTGAGGGGAAATCGCTAATGGGAGTGGTCGAAACTTCCGGCTTCAAAGCCTGGTGGCCCATGAAGGAGCTCCAAGGCCGGACCAAAGACGGGGCCAACGTGGTCACCAAGGGATTCCGCAACATGGTTACCGGCGAGTTCCACGTCGACGAGCGGGGATGGGACGGCGCCCCCCCTGGGCCTTCCGGGGACCTTTCCAATATCCGGCATGTGTCGGATGCCTACCGGGAGAATTACGACCGGATCGACTGGACCGTGAAAGGCCAGCCCAATGGCTGAAATCTTCATTCATGAGGTCCCAGATGTCAGTGAGGACAGCCTTGAATGGGACTCAGGCGCCGTTCTGTGTGAGAACTGCGGTTTCGCTTGGACGGCGGTTTTCCACTCGCCGACTTACGACATGATGGGCCGCCGTCTGCGCTGCCCCCGGTGCAAGAAAGTGGCTGGTTGGGTTGATTACGAGGTCACAGAAGCTTTGGAAAAGGGCCTATGTCAGCCAAATCCCAAGCTCATCAGTCACTAATGGGCATGGCTACCGCCATCAAGGAGGGCAAGATGCCTGCGACTAAATCACCCAAGGCGGCCAAAGTCGCCAAGCACATGAACTTGGGCGACTTAAAGGATTTCGCCACGACCCCCCGGACCGGTCTGCCGGAACGGGTGGGGCCGCCTCCGCAGCAGGTAGCCCAGGCTCCCCGGCCTGCCCCGGCTGCCCCAGTTCCGCAGAAGAAGCCCCCGACTCAGCGACGGGGACCTATCCCGGTAGGGAAATTGAAAAGGGTCCCGCCTCAGAGGTAAAAGACTTTGGCCTTTATGGACGACCCCACCCAGGAAGTTCGACTCCGGCTCCAGCAGTTAGCCAAACAGACGGCTATGCCGGTGATGGACGAGCAAGAGATCGGCGAACGGGAAGAAGCGGCTCAGGCTTATGCCAGCGAGGATGAGCAGCACTTCGTGGACTACTGCGAGGATTGCATCAGGACTTCGGTGCAAGCCATGACGGAAATCCGGCGCAAACAGACCGAGTGCTTCGCCGTGTTCATGGAGGAGGAGCCGCCCAACTACGCCAATAAAGAGGATTGGCAATCTAAGGTGGTGATCCCCAAGCCTTTCGGGGCCGTGCAATTCGCCATGTCCATCGTCCGCAAGGCGTTCGATGTGGAGTTCCTCTCCATTGAGAATGAGAGGAACGATTTCGCCGCCGAGTTCTGGAAAAAACTCATGGGTTATCAGCTTGACCGGAACCGGGCAAACTTCCCGATCCGCTTTACCGACTCCAGCGGCATGTCTTTCGCCACCGGGCAATCCATGGAGATGATCCCGGTATGGCGGGCAGGCCGGGGCCTGCAATACCTCTTGGTGGAGCCGTGGAAGATTCACCGGGACCCTGACGCCCTCTCCCGGGAACCCCAATCCGGCATGTATTGGATTCACCAGGAATGGCTTGATGCCTGGACCTTGAAACAGTTTGAGCGAGAGGGCCGCTACGTCAACATCGGCAATTTCTCCAAACAGAGCATCGAGGGCGGGTCCAAGGACGACCCCAACATCTCCCGGGAAGCCATCGCCTATCGCAAGGGCCAGGTGTGGCACCGGTCTCAATACCGCAGCATGGTCTTGACCTCTGAGTTTTGGGGAACGGTGCTGGATCGGCGGGGCGAACTGCTCATGCCGAATGCCACATACACCATCGCCGGAGGCCGGGTAATCCAACTCCCGAAAAAAAGTCCTTACCAGACCTTGCGCTGGCCGGGGATTTCCTTTAGCGCCCTACCCCACTTCCTACGGTATGACGGGCGGGGGTTGATCGAGGGGATCAAGAGCCTGTGGTACTTCATGTGCTCCTTGATGTGCCTGCACAATGACAATCTCAACTGGATCGTCAACCCGCCCACGGAGATCAACGTCTCGGCCCTGGTGGACCCCGAGGACATTGACAGCTATCCGGGGAAAACCTACCTCACCCGGGACACCGCCAGCGGCCAGCAGGTCGTGCGCACCGTGGACCGGCGCTCCTCGACCGGCGACATTCTGGCGAACTTGAACTACGCCGACCAGCGGACCCAGGAGGGAACTTTCGTTACCAACCTGGTGCAAGGTCTCCCCGGCTACCGGGCCGAAGTTACGGCCAGGGAGTCGGCGCAAAGCCTGGAGCAGGCCCTTACGGTTTTCTCCCTGATCGG